GTTCCGAAGTTTGTACAACTACTTAAATCAATACCACTTAAATCTAAAGTTAACAAACTTGGTGCCTGATAAAACATCGTTGAACAATTAGTGATGTTTGACCAATCCCACTGATTAATATTAGGGATAGTAGTAATTCCACTAGCGTTAAACGAACTTGCAAAAGAAGTGATATTAGTAGTGTTAGGTATATCCGTTGCAGTAATAGTCATATTAGCTGTTAATTGAAAGTTCATAAACTCAAGCAATGAACTACCCCATTGTTTAACTTCTATTAACTTATTAAAATCTCCTGCTCCTACATATCTTATGCCTTGAAATTGACCGACTATTGTAACGTCATAAACACCACTTGAAGGATATACGTGAGTGATACCTGTACCAGTAAATGAACTACATAAATCGCTCGTTCCATCTCCCCAATAAACTGTACCTGTGTTTGGTATCGTTCCCGTTGTGCCTATTCTTAAATTGAACGAATTACTAGCACTACCTGTCTTAGTGGTGTCGATAGTCATAATGAAGTATGTGGATATTGCACCATTACTAGACAACCTATTGCTAGGAGAAACACCTATTCCGTAACCGTACATCATTAACCGATAATTAAAGCAACAGAACCACTAACCAAGTCAACTCCACTAAACTGAACACCGTTTAAAGGTCTAATGTATGCTCCAGCTTTCACAGCAGTAGCAGGAGTTGATATATAACTAGATTTAACATCACTTCCTGCAACCTTAATTGCGTTAAATACCGTATCTTCTAACACGAAAATCCCGTCTATTGCTCTTGTAACTTCGGTAGCATCATTAACAATGTACACACCTTTGTTTGCTACTAATTTGTCTAAATTTGGTAAACTCATTTTTTTTGTTTTTATAAAGTTATTATTCTGTAATTTATGTATAAATCTATTGTACTATCTCCTACTGTCGAATCACTACCACCATCTACATATATCGGTTGATTATCTACTAATACGTTAGGTTTACTTATACCTTTATCAAAAGTTTGAATAGTTGATGATGTTCTATTTAAAATATTATTAGCAGTTTCGTATTGAATAGCACTTGATGTCGAAGTGTAAATTGCTAAAGAGCGATTAGTACCAGCATCAAAAGTAACCGTTCCGTAATTAAATTTTAAAAAAGCACTAATAATCTCAATAACCTTACCAGCACCAGGTGCAGGTATAACACTAATTGGAACACTATTAATAGTCTTGATTTGAGCAGCACTTAAACTAAATTTAGTGTTTAATATAAACTTACTTCCATCAATGCTTTTAGTGTCATACGTGTCACCATTCCACTCACTTACATTTAGTAAATCTAATTTTTGTAAGTTTGTAGTCTTAGCTGTTAACTCACTTATTTTCTTTACTGCCATCTATTTTGCTTAAATATATTTGTAACTTCTTAACGTTTTCTTCTTTTACTTTGTATTTCTTTTGCTTCATAAATACCAATTTGTTATTTGACCGTTACCATGATTAGGGTAGATGTCGTTGTTACTATTGCTTGTATATTCAGGGAATGAACTTTGATTATAAACCATATAATCTACAAATCTTTGTGAATAATTTTCTGCTAAACTTCTTGACTTTTGAATTAAAAAATCAACTTCGTTTTTATCAACCGTTTCTGCATTCTCCGAAGTACTTTTGTACATTCCCTTATTAGTAACGTTATAAGCTGCGAAAGGTAAATATTCGACCATAGCCCAGTGAATAAGCATTGGTTTAACGTAAGTTTCTAATAACGTTAAATAAACACCCGTTAACGTTCCTGCTACTATATCAGTTTTAATCTTCTCTAGTAAATCAGTACCTAAGTAAGATTGTATATGAATATCTTGAGCTATCTTAACGAATTGCAAAAGTTTATCTGAATCTAAGTTACCATCTACAAAAGTAAATCGTTTTAAATCTATTGGTTTTATAAGTAATGCTTCTGCCATCTTATTTTACATCTGAGGGTAAATTCTTATTATTAGGACTAAATCCTTTCAATGGTAAATTCTTAGGGTAAATAGAAACTTCAAAAGGGTTTGTAACTTTGAATCCTTTAATCTCTGCTGCTCTCGTTCCTATTTCTTTAAATTCGTTTGAATCTTCGTTAATATCTAGCATCATTGTAACACGTTGCCATTTATGAGAGCATCTAGCACCACCCTTAAATTTAAAGATGTCGTAAGTATCAGAACCAAACTCGCCTAAACCTCTATTAACTGGTTGCGTACTCATTTTATCTATATCTTCTTTACGATATAATTTATTAGCAGTCATCATAGCTTTACAAAAACCACGTTCTGGAGTTTTACCCGTATATTTATAACGCACTTTAAAGAATTTATCCTTTACTAATTTATCTTGTGAACTTCTAGCAGTAGGTCTAGCAGTACCCGTTGAAACAAATTTAACAGCTTTAGATAGTAAACTTTCTTTGTTTAGTTTACTTTCTATTTCATCATTCATTAATTCAATATGACTGTTTAACGTTTCTTCATCTTCTAATTCAACATCTCTTTCGTCTAACACTATCCAACCATCTTGTTCCATTGGCTCGCCTAAATCGGCTAAAAACGTATCTAAATCGAAGTGACTAGACATTTCAACATCGTTTTGATTCTCATCTTTAACACCTCTTTCGTCAAATTCTAAAGGTTTTAACGTTTGAAAATATAAGTTAAGACTAATTCCATTATAAGCTAGTATCTTATCGAAAGCATCACATAATGTTTCTTGCATTGGTCTAATAACCATGTTATCGAATAAAACAAAACTATTCTTTAATTCGTCTGCATTTGACGAAAAACCATTAGTTGAAGCAATACCAAATAATAAAGGACTTGTAACGTTATGACCTAACATAATCTTACGTAAACACTCCTCACTTAAATATTCATAATGTTGAGGTGCATCATTTAAAGGTACGTCATCTATTGTAGTAGCAGCTTCTTTATTGTCATTGAATGATACAATTAACTTAGCACCTTTAGAACCCGTTAACTTATTTGTTACACTTCTATATATTTCTGCTTGTTGTTCTGGAGTTCCAGAACCATTATTAAAATTAATAATCTTCTGTGAAGAAAAGCCAGTCTGAACTAAGTTAATTAAATAATCACTTACTTCTTCTTCTAATACTGCATAAGGCAAAGCACCCATGTAATCAACATTAGCAAAATACTTCATACCAACTGAATAAGGTTGAACGTAAAGTATTTCAACATCTTTAGAACCAAATCCGAAAGCATCTAATCGTTTAGGTACATACGTTTTAATGTCGCTCCAGTCATCAGAATAGTAATAAGCTTCAATTTCACCATCTTTATTACACTTCTCAGGTCTTAACAAGTGAACTGGTATATGAAACACTTTCTTTACTGTTTTTCTGTCTTTTGAATAGTGAACTTGCATAGCACATTGACCTAGCATTTTAAGTTCTAACACTAATTTGCGTACATCGTCTTTAGAAAACATTGACATAAATTGTGCGTATTCATTTGGCTTTCTATTACCATCTAACGCACCTACACCATAACCATATACTAACCTAGAAATATTGTTTATAATAGCGTTATTAGTTGTAGAGTTTCTGTATCTATTTATTAAAAATTCAAAATAGTTATTCTCATCTCCGTAGTTTACCCACTCATTACGTTTATCTTCTTTAATTTCGGGTGCTGTATAGCTAGAAAGTTCTACTATTTTAATATTGTCGTTCATCATAGTGTTATATAATCGTTGTTACTAGACTTATTAACGTACACATCATCGTTAATTGAGTAGTTAGTTTGATTAGTACAGAAAATTCTATTATAATGTTTAATAGTGCTTGTTGTACTTGCACCGTCTAATTCTAGAACATCGTTTGATTCTGTTAGTATTTCGTTATAACTTTCATCCTGTAAAGTGTTTAAAGTACCCCCTTGTTGAATTTTGAAAGTATAAAAAGTATTTTCTTCTAAAGTGAAGATAGCATTAATAGTAGTATAGTAACTATCAACAGAATAACTTGTAATAGTTAAGTAACTTATTTCTTTTGTAGTTTCGTTAGTAAGTTCTATTACATCGCTATTAGTTACAGCACTTCTAACTGTAACCTTTAAACTTTGAGAACTTGTACTTGTAGTTAATACTTGCATACTTATTAACGAAAAACTTTCTTTTTTGTTTCACATTAAATAAATTACATTATATTTGTTGAAATATTTAAAACAAAACAAAATGAAAAGATTAATATTTATTTCTGTTATTACTTTACTATCATGTAATAAAGAAGAAATTAAACAAGGAACACACCCACCAAAAGATAATTGTGATTGTGATAAAATTGTAGCTATTAAAACAACTGATACTCAAAAAGGTTTTTATTATTGTGCTATTACAACTATAAACCAATGCACTAAAATAACAAAGCACATAGCTGAAACATACGAAAAACCAAACTACGATTTGCCAAAAGTTGGCGATTGTCATTATATAGGATATTAAAACAAAACAAAATGAAAAGATTAATAGAAAGACAAGTTATTGAATGGGCAAATGAACGTGGTCTAATTAAAGAAGAAAA